AGATGGTAGTGGATGCGGTATGTGGCGACGGTGGCGGGCCGAACCTGAACGAGGTCCGTCAACGGGCGCGTCTCGGCATCGTTATTGGCCGCGAACACGGCATCGAGCACCTCCTGAGACGGGACGCCTGTGCCGGTGCGAGACAAGACGACCAGGCGGACGATGCCAGGCGTCACCAGGCCACTCTCCGGGCCGTAGACCGCAACGTCCTTGACCTTCGGGTGCGCCGTGCGCGAGTGGAATTCGTAGCCGCCGTAGCTGCCGGCCGTGGTGTGGGCCTCGAGCGCGAGCTGATATCGGTAGCGCAGGTCGGCGTCGGATTCGAGGACGGCGGCGACGGGCGGCGATGCGTTGGAGTTGGCGGGTGTGATCACTTGGCGCTGGACACCGAGGCGGGTCACCAGCTGGTCGAGGTCTGCACCGCGGGCCGTGGGCAACAGCACGCCACGAACCGCCTCGTTGACGCGCTGATAATGCAGCAGCTCGCGATAAGCGCCGGCCTCGGCGTCTTTCGCCAGCGGCTCGCTCTCCAGCGCCAATGTGGCGGCCACCTCGGCGCGCAGATCGGGGTCGGCGATGCCGTTGGCGATCGCTGCCTTGCGCTCGGCGATGACAGCCTCGACATCCGGCGGCACAACGGCGTCGGGCGCGGGCAGATTGCCAAGATCGACCCCGACGAACCGGCGGCGGATGGGGGCGAGACTCATCCCGGCCATCCCGTGGTGATATCGTAAGCGTCGACGCCGGCAGCCGTCGTCAGTGCCACCAGCGCTGCCTTGTGGCTGAGGTATGCCTGAATGTGCGCGTCGTAGGCCGCGCCAATTGTGCCGGCGACGAGGCGGATGTCGTCGTGGGTCAGCAGGACCATGGCGGCACCTTTGGGTGTCCAGGGTCGCGGATTTGGGACCAGACCGGCGACGACGCCGAGCAACGCGTTGGAGATGTTGTCGCGCGTGATGGCATCAACGCCGTACAGGTGCGCACCCGCCGATGTCGTGACCTCGACCGACGCAGCCTCGCATCGGGCGGCACATGAGACCCAAGCGGCGACGATCTTGGTCGAGCGCAGCGTGGCCACCGGCAGGCCAGCATCCGTGATCGTCCCGGCCTGCCAGTCGACGGCCCAGCGCTCGGGCGGGATGCCAGTAGGCAGCACGGGGTCGATAAGATGCGATGCACCGGGGGGCACGCACGTGGCAATCATCCGGGCGCGGAACGCGGGTTCGGTTTCATCTGGCGCGGGCCACTCGGCCAGTGAAATCACGACGGGGTGGGCCGCGCCCTGGTAGACGATGAGCATTGGATTGCCTTCGATCAACAGAACACGACCACCTGGACGAATGGCGGATCGGTGTTGCCTGACCCGTTGTAAGTCAGCGCCTCGACGTCGAGCGCCGTCGTTGTTCGGCTCCCGCCATTCTTGACATACATAATAGAGTTGCTTGCCGCTGCATAGGCATCGCCGTCGACGAACACCGCATAATTTGCGGTCGGCAGCGCCGGCGAGAACGCGACTGTATATTTGCCGGCCGCAGAACGAGTCACGGAGCCGACGTTAAACGACGCCACTATGGATCCGGTGACGCCATTGAACACCACCCAAGCTTTGGCCGTGTTCCGCGCGACGATCGCTGTGTCGGCGCTGTCGTCGGCTAGTCGGGCGCGCAGGTTGGCGCCGTCGCGCTTAATCGCCGGGAACGGGCTCGTCGAACCGCCGATCTGGATGAGGCCAAAGTCGGTTGACCCGTCGTTGCGCAGCAGCAGCGTACCGTCGGCCGCCGACGTGATGCGGAACCGGCCGGACATGCGGATCGTGCCAGCCGACTCGGCCTGCAGCGTCAGTCCCTGGATCGTCGCAACCGACGTGGCGTTGCCCGCCTTGTCGACTTTCCACCGGGACGCGCCGCCGACTGTGAGGATGTCGAGCAGCGACGCCACGTCGCTCGCCGTGTCGACGGCGTTGAAACTGCGGCCGGTGAATGCAACGGCGGCGTTGTTCCAGGTCTGCTGCATCGCCATCGGCTGCGACGTGGTGATCGCGCCCATCGTCCACGTGTGCCGTCCGGTCCAGGCGTAGGCCGCGGCGAGGTCGATGGCGACAGTCGGCGTGGACCAGACCATGTGCCGATCGGTCGCCGAGGCCTTGGTCAGCACCTGGCCTGCAGCGCCACCGGCCGGGATCGCCGCTGCGGCCGCCCCGGCTTCGTCAGCAGCCGCAACGGCAGTGGCGGCGGCTGCTTCGGCCTCATCGGCGGACAGTGCGGCCGCCGCCGCCAGCGGCGGAACCGTTGCCCCCGCGTTCGACGCCGCCATAAACGCCGCGAAGGTCTCCTGGACCAATATCCGATCGGCGTCCGACAGCACGATGGCGGCCGTGGCGCGCTGCTCGGCAGCCGCCGCCAGGACGGCAGCCGCAGATGCGGCGTCGGCGCTGATGTCGGCTGCAGCCGCCGCGTTGGCGCAGGCGGTCACCATCTCCGATCCGCCGGGATCACCCTTAATCAACGCCATTTGCAGCGCGATCGGCGCGGCAGCAGCGTCGGTGATCAGAATGTCGTAACCAACGTCGCCAGCGCGCGCGACATAGTAGACGTGGTTCGGTTGCAGCGGATTGGGCAGCGCCGAGACCGTCTGGTGCGTGTACGCGCTCAAGCGGCGGCCCTCCACGACGATTCGGATATGGCGATCAGGGATACCGACCGCTCTGCGCCGTTCTCCGGCGTGCGGTCGCCCTTGTGGCCATTGGGAAAGTAGACACCGGCAAGCCGGATTTGGGCGACGCCGTCCGGGCCGGCTCGATCGAACACCACACGGCGCAATTCGAAGCGCGGCTCGTGGCGATCAAGAGCCTCGGCGATCTCGACATAGACCTGCGTCAGCGTCGATTGCGTCATCGGTGCGTCGATCAGCTTCGTGGTGTCGGCGCCATACCAGCGCCGCAGCACGCGCGACAGACGTGGCGTCGAAAGAATGTCGGCCAGCGATTGCGCGACGTGCTCCCAGCCGGCTCGATACCGGCCGGTCTCACGGTCCATACCGATGGCGGGCATCGCGCTTACTTGGACGCTGGCTTCTTGGCCGGGACAGCAGCTGGAACATCGGCAGGCGCGTCCACTGGAACCTCGCGCAGCATCTCACCGTGCGGCGGCAGGTCGTATTTCGCCTGGACCGGGTGCAATGCGACGATCGCGCCGGCGGCGTAGTAGTCGCCGCCGAGGAACCCGGCCGTGACGACTTCGTAGCGTTTCTTGACGGACATGGGTGCGTTTCCTCGAAGTTTGGGATGCGTGGCGGACAGGCGCGTCAGACGGCGAAGACCTTCGTGGCGGACCCGACGGCCAGGTCGCCGTCGCTGTCGGCATCGCCCTTGCGGTGGACGAGCTTGCCGCCCTCGGCGCCGAGGTGGACGTCGCCCTCGAGCACGATCTTGGCGGCCGTGATCCGACACTCATCGGGGGACAGAAAGAACCTCGTGCCGCCGGTCACGATCACGGCTTCGCCGGGCTGTGCTGCCGGCAGCGCGTTGGCGTTCGACCGGACGGAGTTATCAATGGTGGCGTCGGTCATGTCGCCGTTTTCGCTGACGACATCGACCTGCTGGCCGACGCTCGGCGGAATGTTGATTTTCGTCGCTCCCATGGCTGGCATTTTCCACGGGATGTCCGTGGTCAGGTACGGCGCGCCGGTTGCCGGGTCCTCGGACAGCCGCACGCGGGCGGTACCCTTGGCGGCATCGACGCTCTCGATCGTGCCAGTGCGGCGCTGATTCTGAAACCGACGCTCCAACTCGGCGTTGCGATGGTAGAGGTCGGCGATGATGTCGGCCGCGTCGCGTCTCATGGCCCAGATTCCGGCGGCTCCGGCGGCGCCGCAGCGGGCGGACCCGGTGGCGTCAGCAGGAAGGAGTCTGTCTCGTGGCGCGTCAGGCCGAACTTGCGCGCTGTCTGCAGCCCAGGCGGCAACGGCGTGCCGGCGAGGCAGGCGTTGATCATCGGCAGCAACGGCGTCAGGCCGGCGTCGGTCGCCGCCAGGGCGAGGAACGACGACCACAGCGGACCGACCGGAGCACCTGGCGCTGGATCGCGTGGCATTGTGACCGACAGCTTGATCTGGCGGCCGGCCAGCCTCAACCCGTCCTGTTTGGACGAGCCGCGCTGGCTGTCGCGGTCGCCGATGCCAAACACGAAGCGGCGCCACATTTCGGCCCATGGCGCGGCCGGGTCGGCATCCATCAGCGCGGCGTAAATCTGCCGCTCGATGATGTCGAGGTTGAACTCCAGCGCGGCATCGAGCACGGGCGGTACCGCGCCCTCGATCGTGTTGCCGTCGTCGTCGCGCATGGTCATGCGCTGCGTGATGACGATTTCGATGACCAGCGACTGGAAGCCCACATCGACACGGGCATCGCCGCTGGTCACGAACAGGTCACGGCCCGACGACATGAACTTGCCATCGTCGGTGTAGACCACGATCACTGGCTGCGGATATTCCAGCGCGATGTCCTCGATCGGCGCCATGTCGCTATCAAGCACGTTGTCACCGGCCAGCGTGCGGCCGCGCAGAGCGCGCACCGTGGCGAGGCGAAGAGCGAGGCGGTTCAGCACGGTCGATCAGGCCTCCGACACCGGGCCGCAGACGAGACACACCCGGTCGGGGTCACCCGGTTCGAGATGGGTGACGATGACGCGCGGCGAGCCTGGCTCGTCGAGCAGAATGATCTCGTCGCCCTTGCGCACGCGGCGGCCGGCCATCTCGGCTCGGCGGACTTCAACGTGCCAGACCTCGGACACGGCGCGCATGTCGACCCTTGGAATATTGATCGCCGACGGCTCTCCACACGCGACGAGCGCGATCACGTCGAAGGCAGGCCTGTCCGGGTCCGGGACGCGGGCAAAGTCCGTGCTACGCATTGGCGTGATCTGCACGCGATCGGCAAGGTGCGCGTCGAGGTCGGATTCGGCGCGCGATGCAGCGGCCCGGAACGGCGATGACATCAGCCAGACACCTTACGCGGCCGGCGCGGCTTTGTAGCGGGCGCAGAGACAGGCGGGGCAGCGACAGCGCCGTCCGTCTCGTCAGGGTCAGCGTCAGAGGCTGTGACGGCATCGCTCGCCAGCAGCGCGCTGGTCTCGGCCAGGATTTGACCGGCGGCGGCCTTCAGGACGGCGGTTTCGTTCGCCGTCAGCTGCGGTACCGCGTCTGGAACCACAACGGCCACGGCGGCACCCTGCGCGATCCACGCCGATGCGAGATCGTCATCGATATCGACGACCAGGTCGCGACGGTAGATTCGCGTTCTCAGCGGCGAGATTTGCTCCCGGCGCTCTTTCAGCATTTTGACGCGCATGGCGTGTCCCCGTGTTGCATCGGCGGAGGCAAACGTGGGGCGGCGATCACCGCCCCACATCGTGAGGTTTAGTTGCTCGAGTAGCCGCGCACGACCAGCTGCGGCTTCTGAACAAGAAACAACGGAGCCGATTCCGAGAACAGTTCGATGCCGCGTCCGTGGTCGAGCAGCTTCGGCGACACATAGATCGACTGGCCAGGCATGTTGACGTTCGACATCATCGTTCCGGGCGCAAAGTAGCTCCGGAACACCTGCGACGTGCCGAACGGGATGCCGATTGCTTCGTCGTCAGCGATGAACTGAACCTCATCTTCGACGCCGGTTTCCGGGTTGACGACCGGCACGCAGCCATTGTGCTCGATGTAGGTCGCCCCGCCGTGGCGGAACCCATCATGCATGTCGTCGAGCAGCGGATTCGGGCGGCTCTGCTGGTTGCGATAGGCCTCGGCCATCGACGGATGAGCGGTCAGCTTGTCCATGAAGTCCGGGCCGCAGAACCAGACCATGCCGTTCATCGGCTCGTCGCCCTTGTTCTTCTCGATGTAGCGGCGCGAGTCCTTGGCGGCCTGCATCGCACCGTCCGACGTCGTCGTGCCGAACTTGAAGTCGAACGATGCCTGCTCGATGCCGAACAGATCGTAGGAGTTGTACAGCACCGTGCCGTCCGTATCGAGAACGTCGCCACGCAGCGCGTCCCACCTTTGTTTCTCGAAGGTCTGCTCGTACTTGGCGAACATGCCCTCGAGCTTCTCGTTGACCAGCGTGTCGAACGACTCGAAGAAATCGTCGCTGCCGAACATCGGCATGTTCTGGACCTCGTCAGCCAGAATCTGATCCTCGTGGCTGATGTATTGCGTGCCGACGCTGACCTTGTCGCGCGTGTTGCGGCGGCCCTTGGACGCCGGCCCGCCGCGCTCGGTCGTCGGCAGAATGTTCAGCGTCATGTTCTTGCGGTGGATTTCGACGTAGGTCGTGCGGATGCCCTTGTCGGGGAACAGACGCAACAGGCTGAGCAGCTTGTAGCGCGTCGGCACATTGATGATCGCATCCGACATGGCGCGGACCGAATAGTGCGGGTTTTCGAGGATGCGGGCGAGTTCCATCTGCGGCATGGCCGTCTGGCTCCTTCAGGGTTTGATGACGGGCGGCGTCGATTTACGTCGGCGGTCGGCCCGTCAGGCCAGGCCGCGGCTCTGGATGTGCAGGCCAGCAAGCGTCGCCATGGCGGCGCGCTTCTTGGGCAGCGTGTCGAAGCTGGCGTGCCAAGTGAGCTCGGCCATCACCACTTCGGCAAAGCCGATGACGGCGACGGCGCGCACGCTTGCGACGCCCGACGCGTCGGTCCAGTCCTTGAGGATGGCGGCCGGCGTCTGCGACCCGTCGATAGCGGTCAGGTTGCACGGCACGTAGAGTTTCGAGCCCTCCGCAACCGTGATGTCGAACCCGTCACCGGCGACGAAATCCGTGGCGCCGTCGGCGATCGCGAACTTGACGCCATCGGCGAACGTACCGCCCACGGCGACATCGCCAATCACGACGCCGTCGGGCCGCTCGACCCGGAACGTGCCACCATTGGCGGCGGCCGTGATGCAGCGCACCGCGTAGACGCCGGGCGTGGCGTTGGACAGAACGGGCGTGGTGGCGTCCAGTGTCAAGACGCCGTTACCAGTATTGCCGACGGCCTTGGCCG